CAGCGTCAGCTCCCCACTTGTATCCAGCAGCACCCGCATTACTTGAGGTTCCAGTTGTTGCGCCAGAAGTATTAAACACGTGTCTGAACTCGTGAATAAATACACCATCGACCATCAAACTAGAAGATCCAGCAAACAAACTGTTGCTAGGTCCTCTTACTCCGGCATTCCTGACGTTAGCCAAGAAATCAGAGTCTAGTTTAATATCAGCCATAACTTGTGGAGTTACGAAAAGATGAAAACTCTCTTCGTTACCTGCGCTCCGGATACCACGGATGTAGTTATCTTTAGCGTAGGCTTTTAGGTCCACAATTGTGTTATAGGCCAGTTTATCAGCAGCTACAGTAGCTGTGACATCTCCAGCAACCAAACCATTAGTTGCATCCCATCTTCTATGTCTATTAGAAGTTGGAGCTGTGATATCGCCATTAAAAGCGAGATCACCTAAGTTTTGACCTGAAGTATAAACCGGTCTTAACGCACCGTTGTTTTTTTGCGTGTAAGCAACACCAGTTAGCGTTAAGAACGCTAATTGGTCAATTCTATCGGCAATTGCATAAGCAAGTGCATCTCTAGAATGCTCACGAAAAGTAACAACTGATTTTTGATCCGCTAGACGACCTGCGAGTCTATTCGCAAATCTCAATTGATCTAGTTGGATCACTATGTCGTACGCACGTAACGATTCTTCGTTACCTTCCAGTGTGTTGTCTCCAGTCACACCATCACCAGTCATATCAGCAAGTAGAGTCAATACTGCTCTAGCTCCCTTGTCTGACTTAGTGAGTTCACTAACTCTCTGGACCATTGCATTAGATCCAGAACCAGCGAATTGGTTGATAAACGACATGTTACGAGCAACGCGCCAAAAGTCACGTGACCAAGCCGTTAATTGTTCGGAGGTCAGTGACGCGAAATTAGTATTAGCCATTTGGCTTCTCCTATATTACGTTACTATTACCTGCCAACTTATTGGGGTGACAAATCTACCCGTATACCTCGTATCGTGAGGAAACGACTTCGCGACTTTAACGAAAGCGACCTCGACCAGATTTACGTCATGATAGACGAAAGCGTTTGTTTACCTTAACGACCAGGGCTAGATATCGTTCTAGCTTACGAATTCTTATATGATATATGACTCTTTATCCAAAGTCACCACGCAATCTGCGTAAAGTTTCCTCTGGTAAAGCATTAAACTCATCTTCTGATAAAGCATTCACATCAAGTGTTCCTTCCCCCCGCTCTGCATTGCCTTGACCCTTAAGATCAGGCGGCTGAGATTCAGCTGCTGCTAGCTTCTTCTGCACTGTTGCTCTCTTTTTCCTTTGGGTAATCTCACCATTACCTTTTTTAGGTAGAGATTCTTCTACTACCGGCTCAGGTGCTTTACTCGCTACAACATACTTGGTAGCTCTAGTTAAAGCATCAGATGCCTGATAGCCTTGCATTATAAAAGCATCACGTAACTCCACTACTTCATCAGCCAACTCACTATTATAATTCTGACTATTTTCATCAAGAATAGGGTATTGTTCCTCTATAGTTTTAGCTGTGGCTTGAAGTTGGATAGCTTCTTGGCTTTGCTGGACTGTCTGACCCATCTTTTGTTGAACTTCAAACATCGTCTGCTCTCTTTCAGCCATTCTAATCTCATTTCTTAAAGATGTAGCTTTATCAGTTTCTCCTTCAAGTACTAACTGCTGATACTCAGCTTCTTTAATCTCAAAATCATACTGGGGCGCCTCAGCTTGTATTTCAGCTTGCTGAGCCAGTTGTTCATCTAATTGTTTTTGTAACTTTTTTTGTTTAGCCAAAACTTCATCTAATCTAGATTTAGGCACCATAGGAGATTTTTTCTTATCTCCTACTTCAGATCCATCATCAGCTTCTGCAGCAACTTCCTCTTCGACTGGTTCCTCTGCAGATTCGCCTGTGTCGTCACCATCCTTTGGCGCTTCTTCAACTTCTGCTGGCGCCTCTTCCTCTGGTTCGTCACCTTCTGCCTGGTCTGTTGTATTCTCCTCAACTTCTTCACTATCTGCTTCCTCCTTGGGGTTACCCTCCAAATCTAAATCAAAACTTAAATCCTCTACAAACGGAGCTGCCTCTTTTTCTGTCAGCTTATCTGCCCCAGGTATACCATCAAAGGTAACATCTAATAGGCCTGCCTCTTGAGGGGCCTCTGTTTTTGCTTTTGCCATAATAATTTACTCCTATATTATTGCTTCATTGCTTCTGTAGCCATTTTAACGGCTGCTTGGGTTTCTGCTTGGACTCTACGTACTTCATTAGTATCTGCAGATAACTGTTGACGTACTAATAATTCTTCTCTCTTCATTTGTAACTCTGCTTGTAATTTAGCTATCTGTATTTGTGGATCTACTGCAGCTATATCCTGTGCTTTTGCAGAATTAAGCTGGGCCTCAGATTGTGTCCTCACAACCTCAGCTTCTAATTTTGCTATCTCTAATTGTATTGATTGCATTTGTGCTTCCATTTGGAATTGCATCATTTGTGCTTCTTCCTCTGTTGGTGGTTCTTGCCCAGTCATCACCCTTATACGTCTTGCAAGTTCATTTTTTCTCTGTAAGTTTGAGTATTCTATAATAACGTCATCAGGTATGGGAACCCCTAATTGTTTTAATTCAAGTGCTTGTGCAAACTGGATATCATCAAAATTATCTCTAGCGGGAGCAGTACCCACAATCACATCATACTCACCCATAGTTAAATCATTAATAACTATCCCTTCTGGGGTCATCTGATTAACAACCATAGATTCACGGGGCTTCATTGGGTCTTCTTCATTTGTTACCTGAATAACCCGCTCCTCAGTATAAAAAGTCTGTATGAGACCTAACATGTTCTCAGCCAAATATTGTCTTGTCTTAGTCAAATTATCTAAGGGAACCTGAATCATCAAAGCCCCACGTTCCTGTTTAGCTCTTATTGCTACTCCTGATACTTCTGGTTTATCAGTACCTAACATAGAATCACCAATACCACTTATCTCTTTTATATTGAAGGCAGCCTTTCTACCTATGTTATCTAGTCCAGTAGGAATTGTATTAGAAGGAATTTTAGCAGGGAGGCTGGAGCCACGATTATACTCGAGAACCAATCCTGTCTCCGCCCCATGCTCTTCTAAATCATCAGCCGTCATACCTACCAAAGACCCAGACTCTACCATCCACCCACTATTAGCAGTGGTGTTTACTATATGTAACTCTTGAGAGGAAATTTTATTAAGCATTTCTTGGGGTGAGAGTAAATTTCTCACTACACCAAATGGTTTACCCCTTCGCCAATATGGAAAGTAAGGAATAATAGTAAAATCTTTATAAGGAGACCAATCATCATGTAAAACTACCTTATCAGCAGTCACTGTCCATTTAACTTTCTTAGCCAGTTTCTCAATTACATCTAAGTTAAAATCCCTAGCAAATTTATTTCTCTTCTGTTTTGACCAACCTGTTGGAACTTCTCTCATATCTCCTGTTTGGGGGTCAACATAAAATTGACAATTAATAAGCTTACGATGTTGTCGCTCCACAACCCTTATTGCTCTAACTGCTCCAACTTCTTCTGGAATATCTGGAGCTACAGTTCCTGAATATTCTAAATTAGCATTTGTGTCCCCATATCTCTGTTCTTCATATTCAATAGAGTCCATTCCATAACTCGACCCATTCTCTGCTATCACTCTTAATTTATCTGCTTTTTTCTGACCATACAATTCTTCAATCTCATCCGTTGTCATCCAACGGGTTTTAAATACTTCATCCCATGTTTTTGGGTCCCAGTCTTTTGCATCAGGATCTATTAATATGTCTAATGGGTCTTCGGCTTTTACTCTTATCTCCCCTTCCACATGATCAGTAAAATCCATTCTTACATCAAAATACCCACGGTCTTGGATTAACCCATCCGTAAATACTTGGCTCTCTGCCCAATCTAATTTATTATTATCACCAATCTGTTTAAATAATTTATTAAGAACAACTGCCGTTTCTTCATTGGTATTTCTTCTAGGTTTAAAACTAATGTCCATTCTTCTCGTAGACTGTTCACCTATTACAGTATTTACAGTTGGAAGTATTGTGTTAATTGTAAGTGCAGGTCTGCCCTCTTCATCTAACGCAGCAATATCTGCCTGATCCCACTGCTCTCCCCGATAGAAAGCGTCACAACGTTTAGCCATCTCAACATAATCTATATGACCACTATCCCTGGCCCTTTTATAACGCTCCCAATTATTTCTAGAAATGCGCTCTTCTTCTTCTGCACTCAGTTTTTTCTGTTTCTTCTTATATCTAGGATCTGGCATTATGCTCTCATTGCTGTTTTATCTTTCTCACCTTTCACGAGGTGTTTTAATTTATCTCTCCAAGACGGAACATGTACAACTGGTTCAATATAAGTACCAAACTCGGCCATCATTAATCCAACCCACGCCAAAGCATCAACTTGGTCATCATGTACCCCATTAGGGAAACGCAATAATTCCGCAACCAGTGGCCCGGTCCAAATTTCGTCTTTCGGAATCTTAACCATCCCTTGTTGCATTCTACCTTGTATCGCCCTCGCTCTTGCTTCTTTATCTCGTCTTCCTGGCTTTAAATCTTTAAAATAGGCCTCGTATAGTTTACGCTCTCTTACCCTCTTTTCCAAGAATGGACCAAGG